AATGGTGGTGTATATGAGATGGCAGTATTTTGGGGTCTAGAGGAAGTAAGGGTATTAAGAAACTTAGGTGTTAAAGATTTAGTCTCGCCCATAACGGCTAGGTATGATTGGCCAGGCAGGCATAGACCTTTTGCGCATCAAGTTGAAACATCCTCCTTCTTAACACTTAACCCAAGAGCATTTGTATTTAATGACCCGGGAACTGGTAAGACCCTTAGCGCTTTATGGGCGGCGGATTACTTGATGCGGTTAAAGAAAGTCAGGCGTTGCTTAATCTTGTGCCCTTTATCAATCATGCACGATGCTTGGATGAGCGGTATATCTAACAGCATAATCCATCGGTCTGCAATTGCGGCGCATCATGCTCAGGCTAGTCGGCGTATCGAGATGGTTCAAGGCGACTATGAGTTCGTTATCGTTAACTACGATGGGCTTAACTTAATTGCCGAGGAAGTTGCACGCGATGGGCGGTTCGATTTGATCATAGTAGATGAAGCCAACGCATACAAGAACGCATCAACTAAACGATGGAAGTCCCTTAATAGAATTCTGCACCCTGATTCAATGTTGTGGATGATGACAGGAACTCCTTCTGCGCAATCGCCTGTGGATGCGTATGGTTTAGCTAAGTTAGTTAACCCAACTGGTGTACCGAAGTTTGCTACTGCATGGCGCGATAAGGTTATGAAAAAGCTTACCCAATTCAAATGGGTTCCTAAGAGCGGGGCGGCTGAGGCGGTATTTGCTGCGTTGCAACCTGCCATTAGGTTTACCAAAGAAGAGTGTACAGACCTACCACCAGTACTAACTGAGACACGAGAGATACCCCTAACCCCACAGCAAGTCAAGTACTATAAGCTCCTCAAAGAGCGCATGGTTATGCAGGCTTCGGGCGAGACTATCACGGCAGTTAACGCCGCGGCTGGTGTATCCAAGCTACTACAGATTTCTGCTGGTGCGGCATACACCGACAGCCATGAGGTCGTGGAATTTGACTGCGCTCCTCGCTTGAATGTTTTGCTAGAAGTGTTGGAAGAAACCAACAGAAAGGTGATTGTATTTGCACCCTTTAGGCACAGCATCGAGACCATCCACGAGTACCTTCTTAAGCATAACGTGGCGGCAGAGGTGATTCATGGCGATGTATCGGTTAATAAGCGTACCGATATATTTAAACGGTTCCAAACAGAACCTAATCCGCGTATACTGGTAGTCCAACCCCAGGCAGCCTCTCATGGGGTAACGCTTACAGCCGCGGATACAGTAGTATTTTATGGCCCCGTTATGTCTGTAGAGACTTACCTACAGTGCATTGCTAGAGCAGATCGTATTGGACAGACAGGTACGAATGTTACTGTGATACACTTACAAGGTAGCGATATAGAAAAGCGGATGTTTGCGCAGTTAGAAAAGCGTGTTGAAGGACATGACATTCTGCTCAATCTGTATAAGGAGGAGATAGGCGAAATTTAAAAACCCATTATCGGGTTGTACAGCTGTCTGTATTGATGTATAATTATTGACAAAGGAGGAAGTATGTCAGACGAAGTGATTCCGCTAGACAAACTAGCAAAGATATATCGCAAGATATATAGCAGGACTAATGAGCTTACGACGGAGTATGAGTCCAAGCTTGAGGAACTTAAACTGCAGCAAGAAGAAATTAAGAACGCCATGAAGGATCAGATGGTGGCGCTCGGTCTTCAATCTGTGCGAACAGATGAAGGTACTATTATCTTGTCGCAAAAGACGCGCTACTACACAGACGACTGGGATTCATTTAAGACGTTTGCGATAGAGCACGATGCGCTTGATCTTTTTGAAAAGAGAATTGCTCAAAAGAATATGGCGATGTTTTTGGATGAAAACCCTGGCGTTGTACCAATGGGTTTAAACTCCATGTCCGAAGTATCAGTATCAGTACGCAAACCAACTAAATAAGGAGAATTACATGAGCGACGCTCAATTAACACCAGAACAACAGGCAGTAGAGAACGCGGCACGTAACATCATGCTGGAATTAGACCTTCGTCGAATGGCTTTGGATACAGCTGCAAAAACTATGTATGAAGGTGATGCTTTCGAAGTTACCGAAGCCGCCGCAACATTTTTAGAATTTTTACAAACAGGCGAAGCAGTAGCTAAGCCAAATAGCACAGGAGTAGTAACAAATGAGTAAAGAACTCACAGCATTTAACCCCGCCCAACTACCAGCATTTGCTAAGACGGTAGAGATTTCTGAATTAGCGAGAAGCCTATCAGGCGGTGGTAGTGGTAATTTTGGTAAGCGCATCTCCGTTAAAGGTGGTGTATTTCGTTTAATGTCAGGTAGTGATGAGGTAGCAGCTATCGAAGACCGCCATCTTGATGTGGTGATTATTCAAGCCGCCCCAAAGATCAGCCGTACATATTACGCTGGTAGCTATGAAGAAGGCGCATCAAAGGCTCCCGATTGCTGGTCTGCTGACGGTGAAAAACCCGATGCGTCCGCTAAAGAAGCGCAATCTAGTAACTGCGCGTCATGCCCACAAAATGCCAAAGGCTCCGGTCAAGGTGATTCCCGTGCGTGTCGTTTCAGTCAGCGTCTTGCGGTTGTATTATCTAACGACGTAACTGGCGATGTTATGCAGTTGACCCTATCTGCTACATCAATCTTCGGTAAAGAAGAAGGCGACAAGCGCCCACTACAAGCGTACGCAAGATTCTTAGCCGCGCAGAGCATTAGCCCCGAGACTGTTGTTACTCGGTTGCGTTTCGATACTAAAGCCGCAGTACCTAAGTTGTTCTTCCAGCCTATGCGTTGGTTGTCCGAGGAAGAGTATGAGAGCGTTAAGGAAAAGAGCGAGTCTAAGGAGGCTAAGCAGGCGGTTACAATGTCTGTCTCCCAAAGTGCAGGTACAAAGAAAGCAGCTCCAGCATTAGCCGCACCTAAGGAAGAAGCGGAGTCGTTTGATGAGCCTGAGAAGCGTAAACCTACAGTTAAACCATCAGCGGTACCAAAGAAGAAAACTGGCGACCTAGCTTCTGTTGTTGACGAGTGGGATACAGACGATGAGTAAAATTATCGTAGCCCTTGGGCTGGTCTTAGCGGCATCCGCTGTTTATGCTGGATGTATGACAAACACTGATATGCAAACAGGACGAATCTGTACCATTTGCTGTGATTGGTCTGGCAACTGTTTTACGACCTGCTCAGGATAAAGTTTACGGGGAGGCTGACACTATTCAGCTCTATGGCTCTTAGAGATTTCAGACTAAAAAGACTGTCTCCCCACCTATTTAAAATAATGAAAGAAAATAAAATGACAACAAAACAACGAATGATTTCACAACGCCCAGTAGATGCATTTGATGATGTGGCTGTAAGTAACGAATACCGTCGTCAGGCACTTATCAAAGAGTTTATGCTTGCATTGGCTCCTGTTGTGTACTCTGAATTTTTAAACAAAGAAGAAGCGTTTCTCGACCCAGATTTGATCTACGATAACGCAGAGTATCTTGCAGAAGGCTTTCTGACAAACTCAAATCATGCAATTGAATCTTTAAAAAAAGAAATTACAAATGGCGTACTCTGACACGATTAAACAGTCCACCTCGAAAGCGGAGAAGACCCTAGGTAATCAACTAGGTAGATGGGCTATTAAATTAAATTTACCTGTGATTCAGATTTCGCAGTACACAGGCGCAACAAGACAGACGGTTTATAACTGGTTCGCTGGAACCGAAGTTACTCCATCGTACAGAACGAGCGTGACCAATCTGTTACGCATATTACAAACAAGCAGTACTGTTGAAGAGGCAATGAAAAAATGCAAGCAGAACAAATAAAAGAATCGGCAATATCGCCAGCTGCCTTAACCGACAAAGAACTAATTAGCTTTGCAGAACGCTACCTTGATACTGGCATGCCGTTAAGTTTTCAGAAGGAAATAGTAAAAAGATTCGATAGACGTATTAACGGTTAACCCAAGGAGCATTATATGAAGTCGCAGGAATTCCTAGCGACTGTGCTTCCGTCTTCGGGTAAATATTGCGCCTGCGAACTTAGCACAGCTAAAAAAGAACATGTCTTTGTTGACACGATTGATGAACTGTATAGCAACGCTACACACTTTAGTGGAGAAGGTTTAAACGCTTTCTACGCCTTAGCATCATTCAACACAAGTGGCAAGCGATTAGCCACAAACGCATTAAAAATAAAATCTTTATTCTTGGATATTGATTGTGGTGAAGGAAAGGATTATCCTAATAAGCAGGCAGCAGCAGCAGCATTGGGTAGCTTTTTGTCTTCAACTTCGTTAGACCAGTTGGGCACCCCATACGTCGTATCTAGTGGTGGCGGATTGCACGTATACTGGCCGTTTTTTGACGAAGTAGATATATCCGCATGGAAACCAGTAGCAGAAAATCTCAAGCGCCTTTGTAAGAAAGAAGGCCTGCGGATTGACGCCATGGTTACTGGCGATGCAGCTCGAGTACTACGTGTACCTGATACACAAAACTATAAGCAGGAAAAGCCGCGGTCTGTTGCCATCAAGGTGGTCGGGGTAACGTTTGACTTTACACAACTGTCTACGGTCATCAGGGAAAAAGTCGGGGAAGACTCCCATGAAATGCTGCCTAAATTTGATTTACCAGGCAAGCGTCCAGACTTAAAAGGTTCCGCATCAAACGTCAAGATAGTTGAGAACAGCATCACGTTCTTTAAAACTTTGGCGCCCAAATGCAAACAGATAAACCATTACATTGAACATGCTAAAGATGACGGCATGGAACCTTTGTGGCGGGGTATCCTCAGCATAGCTAAGTACTGCGAAGATGGCGAGGAAGAAGGTCAAGCCCTATCCGCCATGCACCCCTACGATATGGATCGACACAATACCAAGTGGCACCAAATCAAAGGCCCTTACAGTTGCTTAAAGCTTGACGAGGCAAACCCAGGTTTATGTAAAGGTTGCCCACACTTCGGTAAGATTACTAACCCGCTAGCTTTA